CTATTTGACGAGTTCGATGAAATAATTGTGTCCTCATCAGGGGGAAAGGACAGCACAGTTGTTTATGAACTTACTAAAATGGTTGCTAAACAACGTGGACAAACCCCATTAAAAGTTTTCTGGTTAGACCAAGAATGCGAGTATCAATCCACCGAAACCTACGTCAAAAGCGTTATGTATGACGAGGATGTTGAACCGTTGTGGTATCAGATCCCTTTCCGCCTACAAAACGCAACCTCACAAACCGACCTTTGGCTTAACTGCTGGGGGCCGGGCGAACAATGGGTTCGGGAAAAAGACCCCATCTCATTTAAGGAAAACACTTACGGGGTTGACCGCTTTGTTGGGTTAATGGAAGCAATAATTAACCAAGAGTTTTCTGACAAGCGCGTTGCCGTTTTAACAGGGGTACGAGGCGAAGAAAGCCAGCGCCGAATGATGGGGCTTACTGAACATGCAACCTATAAGTGGGTAACTTGGGGGAAAGTCATAGAAAAGAAAATGGAACACTATTTGTTTCACCCTCTTTATGACTGGTCTTACACCGACATTTGGAAAGCAATCCACGACCACGGCTGGACATACAACACGCATTACGATGATCTGTACCGATACGGCGTTCCGGCTAGAAACATGAGAGTTAGTAACTATCACCACGAAACAGCAATTGCGAGCCTCTTTTGGCTGCAAGAGATAGAGCCAGAAACCTATGAGAAGGCCACACAACGCATTTCCGGGCTAGATACTGCCGGCAAGATGGGTAAGGATGATTATTTCATTAAAGACCTGCCGTTTATGTTTAAGGATTGGGAAGAATACCGAGACTACCTATTAGAAAATCTAATTACTCGGGAAGACATGAGAGCGCACATGAAGCACGAATTTGATTTAGCCGAACGTAACTTCCCTGATGAGGTGGGTATTGGTCTTTACAAATTACAAATTAACTGCATTATGGCAAATGATTATGATTTAACCAAGTTGCAAAACTGGAAGGCTTCGCGAGACAGCGGAAAACGACAAGAAAGGCTAAAGGCACACAATGACAAGTTTAAATCCCTTGATTCAACAGTTAATTAAAGAGGACTATGAAACATTAGGCGAGCCGTTTTTAAACGATCTGCGCACATTTATACACACACTCTCTGCGCATAAGGCACAACCTATTGACAACGTTCAATGGATACCTGTGGAGCAAATACAAGCAAACGACTACAACCCTAACTCTGTAGCGTCTAACGAAATGAGGCTTCTGTACGTTTCAATCTCACACGATGGTTATACACAGCCTATTGTGACCATCTATGACGAGGATCTACAAAAGTATGTAATTGTTGACGGCTTTCACCGTTACACAACAATGCGCTTAAACAAAGACATTTATGACCTTAACGGTGGGTTACTGCCCTGTGTAGTCATAGACAAAAGCATTAATGACCGCATGGCCTCAACTATCCGACACAATAGAGCGAGAGGCAAACACTCTGTTGCTGGAATGGGTCAAATTGTATTTAACATGCTTAAAAACGGGGCAACTGATGAGGAAATCTGTGCAGAGGTTGGACTAGAGCCTGAAGAACTTGTAAGATTGAAGTACGTTACCGGGTTTGCTAAGTTGTTTGCAGATAGTAGTTATACACAGGCTTGGGAAACAGAGAAGCAGATTAACATAAAGCGAAACTTCCAAAAGGGGAACAATGAGCAAGCAGAAGCAGTTGAACGTACAGATGATGAAGTTGGAAAGCCTAGTTCCGTACTGGCGAAACCCAAGAAAAAATGATGCGGCCGTAGAGAAGGTCAAAGCGTCAATTATGGCGTATGGCTACCAAGCGCCAATTATCGTTGACAAGAACAACACCATCATTGTTGGCCACAGTCGTTACGCGGCACTAAAGCAACTGGATTACACCGAAGTCCAAGTCATCGTTTCAGACATGCCCGAAAAACAAGCAAAAGAATACCGAATCATTGACAACCGCTCATCAGAGTACGCCACATGGTCGCCAGAACTCACCGTAGAACTTAAAGAGTTCACCACAGACGGGATGCTTGACCTATTCTTCCCTGACGTAAAACTAGACCCTGACTTTGCCAAGATGACCGGGGCGTTCACTCAGGACAAGATTGATGACGTTGCCAAGAACCTAGAAGAACGCTACAGCACAGAGACTAGAGACCAACTGGCCGAACCTATGATTGAACTTCCTTGCCCTAATTGCTTGGAGATCATGAAGGTATCTGTCAAAGACATTCTTAAACAACGTAACTGGACAGAATAATGACCGTAGGCCGTAATACAAAACTAACTACAGAACTAACTGACAAGATTTGTGAAGCATTACGCGCTGGTAACTACATTGAGACAGCCTGTGAGTTTGCAGGTATTGTGCCAGCCACCTATTACAGATGGATTGCTGACTCTGAAAAGCCTGATGCCGGCGTTCTTTTAGTAGAGTTTCGAGAGGCAGTAAAAAAGGCTAGGGCCACAGCAGAAGTAAGAAACGTGGCTTTAATTCAACAAGCGGCTCAAGACCCTAACAAATGGCAAGCCTCTGCATGGTGGCTAGAGCGTTCATTCCCTAATCGTTGGGGAAGGCAGCAAAAGGTTACGCAAGAAATCTCTGGCCCGAACGGTGGGCCTATTGAAATGACAGATGTTCGCGGTCAAGTTATAGAGTTCCTAACTAAACAACTGCCAACGGTAACTGACGAAGGCTAACAATGGCCATCTCTATTGCTAGACAACTAGCAGGTTTGCCTAAAGAGGAGCAAGCAGAGTTTCTTGCCGCCTTGCCAGATGAGGCAGTCAATGAGATTGCAAAGCAACCTTGGTGGTTTATAGGCCGCCCTGAACAACAAGAACCCGAAGGCGATTGGTCTGTTTGGCTTATCCTTGCCGGGCGTGGTTGGGGTAAGACAAGAACCGGCTCAGAGTGGTTAGTGCATCAGATCCTAGATAATCCTAAAGCGCCAGACGGCCACCCTACTGAATGGGCAATCATTGGCGAAACCTTTGGAGACACAAGAACTATGTGTGTAGAAGGGCCATCGGGAATACTCCGGGTTATGGAACGGCGCGGCTTAGTACAAGGCGAGGATTACACATACAACAAATCTTCATGGCAGATTGGCTTTAAGGATGGTCAACGCCTACACATGTTCGGTGCTGACAATGCAGACGCAGGGCGTGGTTACAACCTAAGCGGAGTATGGGCTGATGAGATCTGTAAGTGGCGTTACCCCTATGAGACTTGGCACGAAGGTATTGCACCAGCGCTTCGTATTGGTGAGAGACCTAGAGCGGTAATTACTACAACCCCAAAGCCTATTAAAATCCTCAAAGAATGGGTGGCTCGTACAGATGGCTCGGTAAGGGCAACACGCGGCAGCACATTTGATAACTCAGACAACCTATCAAAAGCAGCCTTGACAGAACTAAGGGCAAGATACGAAGGCACACGCACAGGCCGACAAGAATTATTTGGCGAAATCCTTGATGACGTAGAAGGCGCATTATGGACATGGGGAACGATAGACCCATACCGAGTTAAATACCCTCCGGAAATGGCACGTATCATCGTTTCCATTGACCCTGCTACCACATCGGGCGAAGATGCTGACGAGACAGGCATAGTTGTAGTGGCAAAAGGCGAAGATGGTCGCGGTTATGTTCTTGCAGACCGTAGTTGTCGAGACACGCCTTTGGGCTGGGCTAAGCGTGCAATCGCTCTATTTGATGAGTATGGCGCAGATCGCATTGTGGCTGAGAAGAATCAGGGCGGCGACATGGTGGAGCAAACACTTAAAACAGTAAGGCCAACTATTCCTTACAAGGGAATCAACGCTAAGCAAGGAAAGAGACTACGCGCAGAACCTATCGCGGCACTTTATGAACAAGGGCGCATCTCACACGTTGGCGAACACAAAGAACTAGAACTACAAATGATTGAATGGGTGCCAGATAGCGGTTACTCACCAGACCGATTAGATGCATTGGTGCATGGATTAGCAGAGTTGGGCTTCTCAAGCGGAGCATCGGCTGACCGTTTCTTTGCTACCCTTGCACCGGGTTGCCCTCAATGTAATACCCCTAACGCGTACAATGCCTATACTTGTACGAGTTGTGGATTTACACTATTAGAACTTGAACCTCTTAACATTGTTCAAGGCTATCCAACTATTTAGGAGATAAATGGCCCTGTTTAAGCGCAAGGATAATAAGGCTTTAGCGGCCGAGATTATCGCTGAATTACAGAAGGCTGGCCTTAACGGCTCACCATACGCAAACTCTGGATACGCAACGGCATCATCGGCTGAGCCTTATCAGAACTCTGGTGGTCAAGGTTTAATTCAAGTAGCAGGACAAGCAGTACCAATGGAACGACCGGGTGGAGCGTTCGGTGCAATTCTTGGCCCTGCCGCGCCGCTATTGCCAGCACCTATTGACACGGTACTTGACGAATCAGGCCGCGCAATGCCTCGTAAATACGAGTATCAAGTTGCTGTCAACCTTAACCTTACGCAAACAGAAGTTCCGTTTCAAGTATTAAAGTCACTAACAGAACAATGCGACATTATTCACAGATGTATTGAGATCCGCGTATCTGAGATTGTAAAGCAGAAGGCCGGCTGGAACATTAGTGACGATGCCATTACAAACATCATGGAAGCACAGAACGTATCTCACGCTAAGGCTGCCCGTATTGGTCGAGACACCTTTGGTGAGGAAATTGCAAGGCTAAACGCCTTTTGGGAAAACCCATACGTTGCAAGCGATAGAGGATGGACAGAGTGGATTACAGAAGCACTTTGGCAACACTTCGCCTTTGACCAAGTATGCGTTTATCCTCGTTACACACTTGGCAAAAAACTTATTGGCTTTGATGTAATCGATGCTCCAACTATTAAGATTTTGCTTGACAACCGAGGCGACATACCGCACCCACCCGTTCCGGCTTACCAGCAAGTTCTTTGGGGTTTTCCACGCGGAGAGTTCACAGCATCACCAGACGCAGATGGCTCCTTTTACAACGGATCTGGCGGCAACGATGAGTTTCTTACAGACCAGATGGCTGTCTTTGTACGAAACCGCCGAACATGGTCTCCTTATGGCTTCTCACCAGTAGAAGAAGCAATCCCGGCCGCAACACTTTACTTAGACCGTCAAACATGGATGCGATCTGAATACCAAAATGGCTCAACGCCTATGACGTGGATGCGTACTAACTCACAGGAATTAGACCACACAAAGTTGGCAGCCTTTGAGCGCGTTCTTAACGACAAACTATCTGGCAGCACTAGCGAGCGTCACCGCATTAAAGTTCTACCTGATGGCTTTGACCCAGTATCAATGCCAACGCTAGAAGAACGTTTTAAGTCAGACTATGACGAGTTCATCATTAAGCGCATTGCTGCAATCTTTGGAGTGTCACCAGCATCACTAGGTATTGTGCCTCGTTCAGGTTTGGGCGGCAAGGGAGAACACGAAGGCGCACAGGAATCAGTTGAAACAGTATCAACTCGACCTATGGAGAACTTTATCGTTGACATGATTAACTCATTGTCACGCCGCTTTCTAGGTGCAGACAAAAACGTAACCTTTGTACTTGACGACCAAGACTCAGTAAGTAACGAAAAGATGCGAGCAGATGCGTTCCAAGTAAGCCTATTCTCAGGCGCTATGACGCTTAACGATGTTCGCGGAGAATCCAACATGCCGTTGTATGACATGCCGGAAGCAGATGAACCAATGATTGTGTCTGGCGGAACACCAACGTTCCTAAAGGGGTTGCTAGAAGTTGATTCACAAGGCGAGACAGTAGGAGCAGCCACTAATGAACATTTACAACTTTCCAACCAAGGGCAAAGCCAAGAAGGCAAAGAACCCCAAGCGCCCAAAGACGCACAAGGTGAAAGCACAGAAGCGAGTATCAGTCAAAGCAAAGAGAGCGCGACTGTCATAAACCCTGATAAAGCGGCAGAAGCAAAGGCGTTCTTTAAGTTTGCGTCTAAGCCTCGTCGTAATCGTGAGTTTGAGTTTGTTTATCACACGCCGGAAGAAGCAGAAGTTCTGAAAGCGCAGATAACAGATACCCCAAAAGGTTTAGTTACTAAGAGGCGCAACAAAGAAGACTTGCCGGGCTATCAACATCGCCGGGATCTGCAGGCTCAACACACAGCCGCCGTACAAGCCGCTTTAGCCGCCGCAATCGTTGGTATAAAGGCCGCTATTGACCAAGCACACGCTTCTATTCCTGCCGTAGGTACGGACATAAGCGCAATTAAATCAATAGCAAATCAAGCCGTACAACACAACATAAAAACTCAGCCAGAAGGCGCAACAAAGGTAATCACTAGGCTTTACACAGATGCAGCCAATACCGGGGCCACACGCGGAGCAAAAGAAGTGGGCGGAAAGCCAGTTATAGGCAAAACAGTTAAACAACTGATGGACAATGCAGGTGTTACAATTAAAAACATAAATGATACGACAGTTACGCGTATTTCAGATGCAATAACTACTGGAATGCAACAAGGCTTAACTCGTAGAGAGATTTATACCGCAGTAAATGCATTGGTAAACGACCCGTCTAGAGCCTTAACAATTACCATTACAGAATCTAGTCGTGCTTACGAAGCAGCACTTACAGACACATGGACAGCCGCAGGAGTAGAACAATTTAACTGGATTGCATACGCAACCGCTTGCCCGGAGTGCGATGACATGGAATCTAATAACCCTTATGAAATGGGCGATGAAGAGCCACCGTTACATCCAAATTGTGAATGTGACCGCGAACCCATAACACCAGAGTTTACAATTTAGGCATTACCTATAAATCTGCTGGTATTATCACTAGCAGCCGTTCAATAGACACAGAGGAAAACATGACTAACGAAATAACCTATGCCTATGTTGGCAACCTGACCGCTAAGCGCGGCGAAGATGGATTTATGCGTGTTAAGGGGCTTGCAACAGACGCAACACTTGACCTAGATGAGCAGATCTGCGACCCAACGTGGTTGAAGGCTGCAATGCCGGCGTGGATGGAGATCGGTAACATCCGTGAGATGCACCAGTCAAAGGCAGTTGGCAAAGCGCTTGAAATGGAACAGTCAGGCTCCGGCTATGTCGTAGAAGCAAAGATTGTTGACAAGGATGCCGCGCAGAAGGTTGATGAAGGCATTTATACGGGGTTTAGCGTTGGAATTAAGGGCGCAAGAGTGGTTAAGGATGCTGATGCCCCCGGTGGTCGTATCATTGGCGGCAAAATCGTTGAGGTGTCACTCGTTGACCGCCCTGCTAATCCTTCATGCGTCATTGAACTAGCAAAGACCGTTGGCGGAGAACTTGTTAAGAGCGTAGCCGTAGAAGACACAGAAGAAACAAACGAAAAGGATGCAACTATGGACTCAGAAATGAGTGCCGAGAGTATTCCAGTATTGGGAGACAACCCATACGACCGCGCTATGCCATGCAACGGCTGTGGTGGTTCAGGCTTTAAGACAAACACACCGGGAGATGAAGGAACTGTAGCATGCGATGTATGCAACGGATCTGGAGAACAGCCTAGTGAGTTCGCTAATGAAATCGAACCTTACAGCGCTACAACACCTGCAAGCGGCGCAAATGAAGAAATTAAAACCGTAGAACCTGAAATGGAAGTTGTTGCGGCAGATGCAGAGCCGGAAACTGTACAAGTAGAAGTAACTGAAACTGTACAAGAGGAAGCAGCAATTAAATCTCTAGTTGCAGTATTGCAAAAGGCCGGCGAGGCACAGATGCACGATGCAGCACTACTTACAGCCGTTCGCGATGGAATTATCGCTTGCATTAAATCAGAACTGGATGAAATGCTTGCCGGTGATGAAAATGAAACAGAGGACATTAAGCAACTACTATGTACGCTTGACATGTTCCTTGACTGGTGGACTCATGAAGCCAGCGAAAATCAAACAGAAGCGCCATTCACAGGTTGGGATGACGACAAATCAGGAGAAGACACAATGGCATACATCGGACTCGGCGTTAGCGCTGACCTAATTAAGTCTGCTTCGGCAGAAGACGCAACACCTGAATCAAAGGATGAATTGCGCAACGAGATCGTAAAGGCACTTGGCCTTGGCGAAGTCATCAACAAGGCTGCACTAGATGAGGCGAAAGAGGAAATAAACATCCTAAAGGCCGCACTAGATGAAGTAAAGCAGATGGCTGCACCCGGAGGGCCTGCCCTTCGTGCAACACAAGAACAAAGCAACAAGTCAGCACAAGCAACTGCCCTAAAAGTAGAGGCTGAGCGCCGCCGTTACATGGCATCGCAAGTAACTGACCCATCATTACGGACTTCGTACCTAGAGGCTGCAAAGCAACTAGACATTCAGTCCGAGCAGTACTAATCCCTACTAAAAAAGAAAGAGGCATAACATGGCACTAGCCGCCCCTTCGATTGACCAACTGTTTGCTGGTGTTCCAGCAGCAGAGCGTGTAGAGCGTTTCGAGGCTTACAAAGCCGCACTTAGCGCCGTACACACAAAGACCCTACAGGCACACCGCCGAGGAGAAATCTCTTTTGACCCACAGCGTGGAATTCAGAAGACTGTCTCTGCAGCGACTCGTACCGAAGAAGCACTTACCGACCTTTCTAAGACAGTTACAGGCGACCAGTTGGCTGCCGTACAATCTGCACTTAGCAGCGTTGGCGATCTGCAGAAGGACTTGAACCTTACAAGCCCACTTAACAGCAGCATTTCAGGAGTATCAGGACTCGTACCTTACGACCTTGACCCAGTTCTGTCGTTGCTTATCCCTAAAGAACTAACCCTTCGCAACAGCGTTTCACGCATCAAGGCACAGGGTCAGGCACTTGAATTCCGCCGCATTACTGGTGTATCTAACGCCGGTGTTGGTGGAGTTGCAAACCTTTCAACGTTCTTTAACTCAAACTCAGCATCAACTTCATTCGGTGGAGTTTCGCTTAACCGACCAACTAAGATTACCTACGCAGCCGACAAGATTGTTAAGTCGTTCGTAGAACAAGGTTTGTCAGACAGCGTTTCACTACAGGCTGAATTTGCAGGTCAGGGTTACACCGACCTTCGCCAGTTGTCACACACAGCACTTATCTGGTCACACTTCCTTGGAGAAGAACGAAACATGCTTAACGCAGTTTCAGTTCCACTTTCAACTGCAGGTCTAACCTTTACTGCTGCGCCTGATGCAACAGCAACAGGAATTACAACAGGAACAGCAGGAACAGTAGTTGTAGTAACTCTTTCATCTGCATACGGTGAAACAGCGCCTTTGGCTGCTGGAACAATTACAACTGTCTCAGGACAGGGTGTAAAGGTTACTTACACAGGTACTATTCCTACAGGATGCGTTGCAATTAACATTTACGCTACAACAACAACACCTAACGTTTACAAGGCAACAAGTATCAGCACCGCTTCGGGCGTAACTGGTCTTTCCTTCGCGTTGGCTACTGCTGCTGCTGCTACAGATGGTTCATACAACACATACGCTGCTGGTGCTAACTCAGGTACAGGTTACGATGGTTTCATCTCAACCTTTGCTCAGTACGGTGGATACAACGCTGCTTTGAACAACACAATCGCTTCACAGGCAACTGCTGACAACTTCCTTCAGGACGCTTTCGTTTCATTGTTCAACTCAACAATGGGAGATCCAGAAGTTGTTTACACATCTGCTGCGGTACGCCGCGCTATTGCTAAGGCAATTCAGACAAGTGCATCAACATCTTCATACCGTCTTAACTACGAAACTGGCTCTGACGGCATCGTACTTGGCTCAATGGTTCAGGCAGTGCAGAACCAAGCAACCGGAACAATGGTTGACCTTGTAACGCACCGTTTCATGCCAGCCGGTGTTGCAGTTATTCACCAGAAGCAGTTGCCTTTCCCAGACTCAGGCGTAAGCCAGACTGTTGAAGCGCACAACGTGGTTGACAGCATGGTTATAGAGTGGCCTCAGATTGGCTTCTCATACGACATCAGTTCTTACACATACGGCTCACTTGCTTTCCGTGCGCCAGCGTGGTCAGGACTTGTTACAGGAATCACAGGCTGATAAAGCCTTACAAAATCGCTAGATAGGAAACTGTCTAGCCTTGTGGGTTGAGTGGTGTCGGGGTTTTTCCCCCTAATCCCGGCACTACTCCCCACGCTTTCTAAAGGGAGAAAAATGCGGTTGATAGGTTCAGACAAAGGATTAAAAGAGATCTCCATTAATGATGGAAGTCCAATACCTCGTCAAAAAGATGGCACGTTTCATGTCAACGAACGAGTAGGTAAGAACCTTGTCAAGTCGGGAGACTTTGCAGTCGCAGGTATTACGTTTCAAAATGCAGACGGGTGGCGCTGCACAGCATGTTCATTTGTCGGTTTGTTCCGTGACAAGTGCGGCAGATGTGGATGTACGGAACTTGTACGGGAAGAAGAAAAATGACAGTTGTAGCCGCATACAACCTTTCAGGCGGTCGCATTGAGCCGTACTGCACACTTGACGAAGTTAAGTTCTCTCCTACTGCGGCTGCCATTGACTTTACTAACCTTATCTCAGACGCCTCACAAACCGTTCAAGACCGCGCATTAAATGAATTAATCGTTCGTGCTTCGGCAAAGGCTGACCAATACACAATGGGGCAATACGGTTCACTTAACGCAACGGTTAACACAGAGACCGGGCGTGAAACACCTAACCGCGCAGGTCAAATCGCTATTCACCCTTACTTCTCACCAATCTTGGAGATCCGTGAGTTTATGGTTGGCTGGGGGCCGGGCGATGGTATGTCTGCCGTTACTCTTTCACCAAGCAACTGTTACATTGAACGCGAAAAGTTTATTATTACTTCTAATAGCGCTATGGGTCTTTACTTTGGCGGCTTAGGTATTGCCGGCGGTCAATGGACTTACATGAGCGAAGTCTTTTGTCAATACACCTATGTAAATGGTTGGGCTAATACTTTCTCTACAGCGCAAACCGCTATTGGTGATACAACTATTGCCGTTACCGACAGCACAGGCATTTACCCCGGAATGTTTATGACTATTTGGGATGGAATGAATGACGAGTACGTTCAGATCGCCACAACATACGTTCCCGGCACTAATACCCTTACTTTGGCTTATCCTCTTAAATACAAGCATGGCGTAGGTGTAAATGTCTCTGCCCTTCCACCTACTGTAAAACAGGCTGTAATACATTTTGTAGTTGCAATGATTAAAGAACGTGGACAAGGCGGCCTTGTTCTTAACGAAATAGGCGAGCCTATGGCTATGTCAGGTAAAAGTCAGGGCTCTTTGCTAGACGAAAGCCAAGGATACGACCTATTAGACGAGTTCCGAGCCATTTGGGGCCGCACTTAATGTCAAGGGCAACTGTACGAGCCGCTATTGTTTCGTACCTAGAAGGCGCAGGAATTACCAACCTATCTAGTGTTAGGGGCTTTCCGGCTAAATTAACCAAAGAAGGTGAGTTTTTTGAGGGTCAAGACCCCGGACATTCATCAGGCTGCATCATTTTTGTCTATTTTGCACACCAAGCGGAGCATCGTATTGCTTTAGGTGGCGCACATGATGGTAAAAAAGCGATAGAATACTCTGTAGTGCTTGATTGTTACATGCGTTCTATGCAGCAGAAGTCTGAAGATGCTGGAACGGATAATGAGACTTTTCTTGACTCGCTAGTTACCGCCATCCGAGCAGACCGCAACGCTGGCGCACCGCAGACCATCTTTCAATGGGGAGAAGGCATTATGCCGGGTAGCGCAGACATAGAAATTGCGTCATACTATCCTAAGCAAATAAACGGTTCAGGTTCAGCAACACAGACAACATCAACGGTGCGGATCTCGGTCGTTGAAATAATTAATAGTTAATAGGAGCATCATGTTTACATTTAACGGAGACACCACAAAAATTTACCCAAACGTAATTGTAGATGGCGCTGTCCTAGTTGCAGTACCCGGCCAGTCTTACAACGTAGATGCCGCGCTTGATGGAGATTGGGCCGCCGGAAGTGCGGTTAAAGCCTCATCAAATGCCCCTGTAAGCCCCGATTCGGCCACAGAAGTCTCAACCGATACATCCACCCCTACCAACTAAAGGAAGCCCAAAATGGCCTTTTTATCAGCCAATAGTTATCTCGGATTAATGCCCGAGGGAGCAACACCGGGAGTTACCCCAACAACCGGAACAGCAACATTCATTCCAATCACAACGCCGCAGGTTACTCCTATGCAGACGTTCCTTCGTGATGAAGCGTTGCGCGGATCTCCAACTGTTGTGTACGACCAAGTTCAGGGTGTACGCCACGATGAAGTTGATTTTAAGTCATACCTTTACGCAGACACATTCCCTCAGTTGCTAACAGCCGTACTTGGTGGTAACGACACAGTAACAACCGTAGGAAGCCTTAAAAAGCACACTATTGGTCTATACAACAACCCAGTTAAAGGTTCACAGCCACAGACATACTCAATCCTTGACTTTGACGGTGCTAACTACTTCCTTATGCCCGGCGCTAAGGCTGACAGCCTAAACTTAACGTTTGGTGCAGAAGCAGCGGCAGATGCAACCGTTAAGTTCTTTGCTAATCCTTACACGTCATACACAGCAACAACTCTTAACGCCAGCACATTTGCACCGTTCTATTCAACTGCTTTCTCGGTTACACCAGAAACAATGATTCCTGCATGGAACACAACAATCACCGTTAGCGGAATTAACTCAGGTGCAACACTCACCTACATCTCAACTGGTGAATTAATGTTTGCCCGTAAGACA